TGCCGCCGGTGCCAAGCGCTGCAGACCTCGCTGGTATCGAGCGCTCCGGGCTGCCGTGGTATATCTGCAACCCGAAATCAGGCGCGTGGAGCGCAGAGTTGCTCCCAACCGGCTACAAGCCGCCGCTGGTTGGCAGGCCGTGGGTGTGGTCGCTGATGGATTGCTGGACACTAACTCGCGACTGGTACGCCGAGCATGGTTTGCAACTGCTGGACTGGGATCGACCGCTAACACCAGAAGCGTTTGAGGCGGATCCGTTGTTTGACCGCTACTGGCACTCTGCAGGCTTCCGCGAGCTGCTAGAAGATGAACCGCTACAGGCTGGTGATGCACTGCTGATGGCGATCGACAACAACAAGCTTAATCATGTTGGCGTCTACGTCGGTGATCAGCTGATACTGCACCACCTACGCGGTCGGCTTAGCAGTCGTGATCTCTACGGTGGCTGGCTGATGAAATGCACCGGCCGAAGGCTCCGGCACTACGATGCGGGCAGGCTACGGCTTCGATGATGCTGCGCAAAATCCGCGTTTATGGCAAGCTGGCATCCTTCCTCGGGCAGCGCACCTTTGAGGCCGCAGTCGATAGCGCAGCCGAGGCTGTGCGCTTCCTGGCGGTCAACTTCCCCGGCCTAGAGCGTCACATGGCAGACCAGCACTACCGTGTCAGTGTCGGCACTTACGACCTAGGCGAAGGCGAGCTGGCCGATCCAGTAGGGCAGCAGACAATCAAGATCATGCCGGTGATCGGCGGTGCTGGCGGTGGTACGGGCAAGATCATTGCAGGGGTGGCGTTGATCGCACTAGCTATTGCACTACCTGGCATTGGCGGCGGCGCAACAGCAGCAACAATCTTCGGGACGAAGTTTACGGCGCTTGCGGTAGGAATTGGTGCCACTGGATTGAGCCTTGCCTTAACAGGCGTCTCCCAACTCCTCACGCCAACTCCACGCCTGTCAGGCCCAGGCACTGCAGCGTCAAATCGCGAAGTAGATCCACGCGAAAGCTTCAGCTTCAGCGGCATCCAAAACACCAGCCGTCAAGGCGTTCCCGTACCGATCGTCTATGGTGAAACCATCGTCGGCAGCGTTGTCATCAGCGCTGGTATCGACACCGTAAGGGTGCGCGGCTGATGGGCAAACTGATTGCCGGTGCTGGTGGTGGTGGAGGAAGTGGCGGCGGAGCCTCACGATCTGAGCCGCAACGCACTCCAACGGTCGCAGGTGACAGCCTTGACTCACGCCAATATGCCACCATCGTTGATCTCATCAGCGAAGGTGAAATCCAAGGCTTGAAGGCCGGCCACCAGTCAATCATCATAAACGACACGCCGCTTCAAAATCCAGACGGCTCATATAATTTTCAAGGTATCACGGTTGATACGCGCACCGGCACACAAGCACAGTCCTACATAGCCATTGCGCCTGACGTAGAAGAAGAGGTATCTGTCAGCGTTGAGGTGCAATATGGCACGCCAGTAACGCGGCAAATTACAGATCCTAATGTCAATGCAGTACGGGTTACGCTCACAATTCCACAGCTGCAGCAGAGTGCAAAAGACGGCAACGTTTACGGGTTATCCGTAACCTATTCCATCGCTGTTCAGTATGACGGCGGTGGCTTTACCACAGTGATTACAGACGCAATCTCTGGGCGCACGTCTGATCCATTTCAAACCGATTACATCGTCAACCTAACCGCTGGCTTTACCACCGCTGACATCCGCGTAACACGTATCTCAGTGTCGGATAGCACGCGCATTGAGCAGGATTCTAATGTCATCGAGTCCTCTAGTGCATTCCAGTGGACTTCATACACTGAGATCATTTACGCCAAACTGCGGTATCCAAACAGCGCACTGGTAGCGCTACGGCTTGATGCAGAGCAATTCAACAACATCCCATCACGCGCCTACCACATCCGGGGTATCAAGGTACAAATCCCAAGCAATGCCACCGTCGATAGCGCAACTGGTCGCTTGACCTATGCCGGCATCTGGAATGGCACCTTTGGCGCTGCGCAGTGGTGTAGCGATCCAGCTTGGATCCTGTGGGATCTACTCACCAGCACGCGCTACGGATTCGGAGATCACATCAAAGCAGCGCAGCTCGATAAGTGGGCGTTCTTGGCAGCTTCGCAATACGCCAGCGAGTTGGTGCCCAATGGTTTTGGTGGCACGGAACCGCGCTTTAGCTGTAATGTCAACATCCAAACGCAAACTGAAGCGTATAAGCTGATCAATGATCTGTGCAGCGTTATGCGTGTGATGCCCTACTGGGGCATTGGTACGCTAACAATCAGCCAGGACAAGCCAACTGACAGCGCATACCTATTCACGCTAGCCAATGTCACAGCAGAGGGCTTTAGTTATCAAGGCAGCAGCCGTAAGGCACGACCTACTGTTGCCGTGGTCAGTTACCTTGACCTTGAAACACGTGAGAAGGCTTACGAGGTAGTCGAGGATCAAGATGGCATAAGCAAATACGGTGTTGTCAAGGAAGAAGTAGACGCTTTTGCCTGCACTAGCCGTGGACAGGCGCACCGTTTGGGTGAATGGCTGCTCTACTCTGAGCGATACGAATCAGAGGTGATCAGCTTTACCACCAGCATCGACGCCGGTGTGGTTGTACGCCCTGGCCAAGTGATCGAGGTGGCAGATCCGCTACGCGCTGGGGTGCGTCGTGGTGGACGCATAGCAGCCGCTTCCGCCTCCACTATCACCGTAGACGACGCTACCGGCCTATCAGCCGTAGCCGGCGCTGAGTTATCGGTCATCCTACCAACCGGCGCTGTTGAATCGCGCATTATTCAGTCCATTGTTGGCAATAGCATCGTCGTTACCAGTAATTTCAGTGCCGCACCTAATGCAAACAGCGTATGGGTGTATCAAACCAGCAATATACAAGCATCAACATGGCGGGTGCTGTCTATTACTGAAACAGACGAAGGCAATCAGTATGGCGTTACCGCACTGGCCTATAACGCCGGCAAATACGCCTACGTTGAACGTGACATCGCGCTGCAGCAACGGGACATCACAGACCTAAACATCGTCCCGCCACCGCCGATCGACCTGACAGGCAATGAAGTGCTCTATGACGCTGGTGGTATCGCCAAGGCAAAGCTGATCATTAGCTGGCGGGCGGTTACTGGTGTCACGCAATATCAAGTGCAGTGGCGTCGCGATAGCGATAACTGGAATACCCGCACAGTCAGCAGCCCGGACTATGAGATCCTTGACACCACACCAGGCACCTATGCGGTGCGTGTTTACAGCCTCAGCGCATCACTGCTGCCGTCAACACAACCGGCAGAGCTAACTAAGGTAACCGCTGGTAAGACGGCACCGCCTGTTGTTGTAACTGGGCTGTCACTAATCCCTATCGACACGGCAAGCGCTATTCTCAGCTGGGATCGCGCTACTGAGCTTGATGTGCTGCTGGGCGGCAAGGTGCTGATCCGCCATAACATCGCTAGCACTAATGCGTTATGGGAGGATAGTCAAGAGATTGTATCAGCAGCAGCCGGAAGCCAGACGCAGAAGCAAGTGCCACTGCTGGCCGGCACCTATCTGGTCAAGTTTGAGGATGACGGTGGCCGACGTTCTGCCACCGCTGCCACCGCTGTAGTACAACTGCCGGCGCCGCAACCGCGCCTACTGGTGCAGTCTTACCGCGAAGATCAAGAGACGCCGCCATTCTCGGGTAACGTCACAGACATGATCTACAGCGCTGAGCTAGATGGCCTGATCCTTGCAACCGGCATCAAGATCGACGCATTAGCAACGGATGGCAACTGGGATGCACTAGGTACCATCGACGCCGTAAGCGGTAGCATCGGCTCTGGGGAATACGAGTTCGGCAGTACCTTTGACCTAGGCGGCGTATATGACCTTGACATGCGCCGGTATTTTGTCACACGGCCTTATGCGCCTGGCGATCTGTTCGACGACAATACCGCATTGATTGATACGTGGCCCACCTTTGATGGCACGCTTTATGATGCCGTCAACGCTGTGCTTTATGTACGTTCTACCAACGACGATCCTGGCGCGTCGCCCACGTGGACGGCATGGCGTGAGTTCGCTAATGCGTTGACCCGTGGCCGCGCATTTCAGTTCAAGACTATTGCTACCAGTACCAACAACGATCAAAACATCGTCATTGACGAGCTTGGTTGCGAGCTTGAGCTGCAGCAGCGCAGCGCCAGCGCTGGCCCGCTGACGACAACCGCAGCGGCTTATGCGGTCACGTTTGCCAACCGCTTCTACCAGACGCCGCAGCTTGGCATCACCGCGTACAACATGGCGACAGGAGACTACTATGTGATCAGCAGTCCCACCCGATCAGGGTTCACGATCACCTTCTACAGCGCAGCTAATAGCATGATCTCGCGCCAGTTCAGCTACACTGCCATCGGCTACGGCCGGGAGATCGTCTGATGGCGCAACACGACTACGCAATCGCTAACCAGTCCGGCGCGGCCGTCCGTGCGGATCTGAACAACGCGCTGTCTGCAATCGTCAGTCAGAACAGCGGCGCCGCAGAGCCCAGCACCACCTTCGCATACATGCGCTGGGCCGATACCACGGCCGGCGTCATGAAGATGCGCAATGGCGCAAACTCAGCCTGGATCACGCTCTACCAGCTGGACGGCGAATGGACCAGCATTGCCCTTGAGAATGGCACTGCTGCAGCGCCATCGCTGTATTTCAAGGACAGCGGTACCGATACTGGCGTCTACAGCAGCGGCACTGATGCGCTTGATTTTGCCACTGGCGGCACGCGCCGCGTCGGCATCAGCAGCGGCGGTGATGTCACCATCTACGGTCAAGGTGACCTGCGGTTCGCTGATAGCGACAGCAGCAACTGGGTAGCATTTCAAGCGCCGGCCACGGTATCGAGCAATGTCACATGGACGCTGCCGGCTACTGATGGCACCAACGGACAGGCGCTGAAGACCAACGGCAGTGGCACGCTCACATGGGGTGATACTGGCGCCGCTGTGGCCACCCGCGCTGATGTCGATGGGGTGCATACGACCGGCACCATCACCAGCGGCACCGCCAGCCTGACGGTTGCCAGCGCTACCGGCATCGTGGCCGGCATGGTAGTGACTGGCGAAGGTATCGCGCCCGGCACGACGGTCAGCAGCATTGCCAGCACCACCGTCACGCTCTCAGCCAACGCAGGCGCCACACTCAGCAGCGATCCGGTTGGGTTCTACGACAACACCAAGGCACTCAGCCCTGGCAGTGTTGGCGGGCAACTATGTCGCGCCTGGGTCAACTTCGACGGCACCGGCACCGTTGCAATTCGCGCCAGCTACAACGTCAGCTCGATAACTGACAATGGCGTGGGTGACTATACGGTAAACTTCACGACGGCGATGCCGGATGCTAATTATGCAGTGTGCGGAAATGCTGGTCCAATAGGGAATAGTTCTTCTACCTTTGTTACTACCTTGGCCTTGAGCGGACAGTACCCTGCAACCACAGCAACATTCTCAACATCATCTGTTCGCGTGTCTACTAGCGCCATTAGTCAGAACGGTGGAGCCGACGCAAGCGTTGTCACCGTCGCCATCTTCCGCTGACCCATGACCTACATCATCCATCCCACCGCTACCGGCGTCGCGATCACCACTCCCACCGGAGAGGTGTCGATCGAGCAGGTCGCCCAGCAGGTCGCGCCCGACGACATCTACGCCATCGTCACCGCTGACCAGATCCCCTCCGACCGCACCTTCCGCGCTGCGTGGGTCTACTCCCCCGATGGCATCGAGATCGACCTAAATCGCGCCAAGGCCATTGGCCATGATCTGCGCCGTGCTAACCGCAATGCAGAGTTTGCACCACACGACAAGGTGATCAGTCTGCAGATTCCTGGTGTCCAGCGTGATGCCGCCGAAGCCGCTCGCGCTGCTATTCGCGCCCGGTACGTCATCATCGAATCTGCCATTGATGCAGCCACTACCACGGATGAGATCAAGGAGGCGCTTAATGCCTAAGTATCTTTTCTTGATCGACGCTTTGCCTATGCCGCTGACCGCCGCCGAGCGCTTGAAAGCCGCAGGTTTTGACCTTGATGAGTTGCGAGCGCTGCTTCTGGGAGGTGCAGTCTGATGGCAGTCCGCAGCAAAACCGGCACTGCCGCCGTCCAGCACCAGCCCGGCAAGCCGAAAACTACACGGGATGGCTACGGCAAAAACTCTCGCCCTTGGCGAAGAGGCAAAAAACCTCTTCGGGGTCAAGGGCGATAGGGGCAAATTTTCCGTAAGTGAATTTTTCAGCAACTTCTCTAGCGGCAATCGCCGCTTCTTTGGTCGCGTATGATCCAAGATGAAGCTGCCTGCCCTTGACAACTACATAAGCCTTCCAGTATTCGATGCCTCCAACTACGGCGTACAGTACGCCTGATTGGCCAGACGTATTGTTTCTGCGTAGTCTTCTGCAGTTCCGCAAATTCTCTGTTGCAGTAGCCATTCGTAAATTACTGGGACAGTTGTTAGACGGGTTTCCGTCTATATGATCTATAAAGTAATTGCCAGGATTTTCCTTGGTGGCAATGTAGTAAGCAATTCTATGTGCAAGCATTTTATTATTTTGTTTCCTAATCTCGATGTATCCGTCGGGTCGCAAATATCCAGCGCGCTTGCCTATGAGTTCCTTGAAATAGCTAGTACGCCAAACAAGGTCTGGTCCGTCAATGGCGAACCACGTCTCTAATTCGTGCAAAGGGGGCAGTGGTTTGATACCGCGAGTGGTGGCCATGAAACACGTCAAAATCAGGGTCAGCTTAGCGCAGGCCAAGGGCAGGGTCGCCAGAGCAAGCCCAATCACAACCGCAAGAAGCTGCGCGGCCAAGGTCGCTAAGCTGGAGCCATGGAAATCTCCCCTGGCAAGTACGACATCACGCTCCAGCGCCGGGCGGACTACAGCGTCACGCTGCAGTTCAAAGACAGCACCGACACTCCTATCAACCTCACCGGCTGGACTGCCGCCGCTCAGGTCTGGAATCAAAACCGCACCACTAAGTACGCTGACTTCACCGTCACCTACACCAACCGCAGCACCGGCACCATTGAAATCGCACTTAGCGATACCGACACCGCCACCTTCCCCAACGAAGCCTATTACGACGTACTACTTACCAACCCAAGCGGCCTGAAAGAGTATTACCTCGAAGGCATCATCTACGTCAGCGAGGGGTACACGGCATGACATCTGTAAGTGTTACTGCTGTAAGTAACACTATTACGATCACAGAAGGCGGCGGTGCTACAACCGTTGTAACGGTACCACGCACAAACGTGGTCACGACTCTTACAGCCGGTCCACAAGGTCCCGTAGGTGCGCAAGGTCCTGAAGGTCCTCAAGGTCCTCAAGGTCCTGAAGGTCCTCAAGGTCCTGAAGGCCCCGAGGGTCCGCAGGGGGATCCTGGCCCGACTGGAGCAACGGGGCCTACGGGCCCGCAGGGGGATCCCGGCCCGACTGGACCTCAGGGCCCTGCCGGCGCGACCGGCGCGACCGGCGCAACTGGTGCAACGGGCCCCGCTGGCCCCGGCGTGCCCACAGGCGGCACCACAGGGCAGGTGCTCACGAAGATCAGCGCCACGGACTATGCCGCTGCATGGCAGACGCCGAGCGGCAGCACGGATCTGGGCTACACGGCATCCACGCGACTGCTGACCAGCTCCACCGGTGCTGATGTGACGCTGCCACTGGCCACCACCAGCGATCCTGGGCTGATGGCCGCGGCCGACAAGGCCAAGCTGGATGGCGTGGCTGCTGGCGCCACGGCGAACTCAACGGATGCCCAGCTGCGCGACCGCAGCACGCACACGGGCACGCAGTCAGCGAGCACGATCACCGGCCTGGCGACGGTGGCCACCACCGGAGCGTATGCGGATCTGACCGGGAAGCCGACGATCCCAGCCGCAGCTGATGCGGCACCGCTGGCGCTGGGTGCTGCCGCTGCGATCGGCACCAGCACGGATTACGCCAGGGAAGATCACGTGCACGCTCGGCCGAGCGCGAGCGACATCGGTGCAGCGGCCAGTGGTGCGATCACCGGCAGTGGGCTCACGATGGCCACTGCGCGCCTGCTGGGCCGCTCTACGGCGAGCAACGGCGCGGTGGAAGAGATCAGCGTGGGCTCTGGCCTCTCGCTGAGCGGCGGCACGCTGAGCGCCACCGCCGCCGGTGGCGGCGGCCTGACCCACTTCGTCGAGTCCGAGAGCACCGCATCACCCAACGCGACCGTGCCGGTCGATGCGCTGACGGCGACGGATGCGAGCTACACGAACATCGACGTGGCCATCGTACCCAAGGGTTCAGGCGCACTACTGGCGCAGGTGCCGGATGGGACGACGGCTGGGGGGAACAAGAGAGGACTCAATGCAACTGATTTGCAAAAAGGTGCACGATCGCTTTCAACCAAGGTTGCGTCTGGTAGTTCTTCTGTAATTGTTGGCGGCAGCGATAACACAGCCTCTGGATCAACTAGCGTCGTCGTCGGTGGTTCCAACAACACAGCATCTAACACTAATACATTTGTTGGCGGTGGCAGCAATAATATGGCGTCAACAAGTGGAGCAGCGGTATGCGCGGGAAGCGGTAACTCCGCATCAGGATCAACTGCATTTATCGGAGGCGGATCCACAAACACCGCATCGGCATCGGGAGCATGTGTTGCTGGCGGAAGCAGTAATTCAGCAACAGGTAGTAACTCTGCAATTGCTGGCGGGCAATCAAACACAGCAAACGCCTCAGCTTCTTCTGTAAGTGGCGGCGCATACGGTACAACTAGATCAATTCATGGGTATTCAGTAAGACCTGCGTGCAATGCCCCTATTGCCTCTGTCGCTGGCGTCACCCAATCCGCCCTCCTACTCCTAGGTCGCCAAACCACCGACGCCACCCCAACCGTCCTCACCAGCAACAACAGCGCCGCCGGCACCACCAATCAAGTCATTCTCCCCAACAACTCCGCCTACAGCTTTTCCGGTGAGGTGATCGCAGGTCGGACTGGAGGAGGCGACACCGCCCGCTGGACGATCAACGGCGCCATCAAGCGCGGCGCCAGCGAAATCACCACCGCCATGGTCGGCACGCCCACCGTCACGATGACCCACAACGACGCTGGCGCAGCCGCCTGGACCGTGGCCATCACCGCCGACACCACCAACGGTGGCATTAAGGTTGAAGTCACCGGCGCGACATCCACCACCATCAGGTGGGTGTGCAAGATCAATACCACCGAGATGACCTTCTGATGGCCCTGATCACCGACCTCGCCTCGACTCCGTTCGGCATCCCCATCACCGCCGCCTACGCCAGGATCTCCCTGCTCCGTGCCGACAAGCAGGGCCTGCTGCTGCAGGTCAGCCACTACGCCAGCGAGGCAGCCGCCCAATCTGGCGCGAGCCCCATCCTCGATCGCACTGAGTTCGCACCCACCGAGGAGCTGGCCCCCGGCCCCAACCCGCTGGCGATCGGTTACGCCTGGCTCAAGCAGCAGCCTGCCTACGTTGAGTCAAAAGACGCATAAGTACCGCAGCCCACGCTCATCAGCCTCTCCCGCAAGGCCGAGTAGAGCAGCCTGGTGCGGTAGCCTGCAAAGGTAGTCACGGCGACACGCCATGATCGAAAACCTGATCGTCGGCGTTGTCTGCCTTATTGCCGGTGGCATCGGCAGCAAAACCAGCCAGTGGATAGCCAAGCGTGGTACTGAAGATGAAACTGCAAAGCTAACCATAGTCAAACTTACTTCTGGTGTTGAGCACATTGCTAATGAGCTAACTGCTATCCGCGAAGATATGCGCACCGACCGCCGCGAACTCTTCGGCAGACTTAGTGACGTCGAGCAGCGCGTCGCTAGGCTGGAAGCAACCGCAGAAACGCGCCATGGCGCTTGACGCCAACACGACCACGATGATCGCCATCGGCGTTGCCGCTACAAGCGAGATCATCGGCATCAGCCCACTGCGTTCCAATAGCATCCTCCAGCTGCTTCTGCAGGTGGCACGCCTTGTTTTCCCCAAGCGGTGAGCTAATGAGTTCCCTGCGCCTCGCCGACCTGTTCCGCTACTACAAAGCATTGCCGCATCAGCTGGCGGCCATCACCGAACTGGAGGCGGCTATCCTCGCCGCCGATCCCGCGCTGCTCGATCGCGATCAGTCGTGGTTCAAAACATGGAGCGCCGCCGGTCAACAGGCCGATCTCGCCGCTGCTATCGCGCTGCTCAAGGAGTTCGAGGGCTGCCACCTCAGCGCCTACCCGGATCCGCTCAGCGGTGGCGATCCCTGGACCATCGGCTACGGCACCACGCGCTACAGCGCCGGTGAGCCCGTCAAGCGTGGCGACAAGATCACCGTTATCGAAGCTGACATGTTGCTCCGCCTTGAGGTGGATCGCATCGCCGATAAGCTTCGCGCCACGGTACCCCATTGGCAAACCATGAGCGACGCCCAGAAGTCCGCGCTGGTCAGTTTCGCCTACAACCTCGGCGATGGCTTCTACGGTGCCGAGGGCTTCGAGACCATCTCGCGCTGCCTGCGTGAACGCGACTGGGAGGCGGTGCCAGCAGCGTTTGAGCTGTATCGCAACCCTGGCACGCCCGTCGAGGCCGGCCTGCTTCGCCGCCGTAAGGCAGAAGGGCGCCTATGGGGCATCACCCCGCCAGCGCCAGCAGCCAAGGTCACGCCGAGCAGTAGCTTCACCACACGCCTGACGCCACACATCACCCTCGGCGAGTTTGCGCTGAATCAAGAGGTGCGGCGCTTTGATCATCAGCATCAGATCAACACCGCAGCCGAACTGGCTGCCTTCATGGAGCGTGCTCGCACCGCATTTGGTGGTAAGCCAGTCATCATCACTAGCGGCTACAGGCCAGCAGCGATCAATCGCGCAGTTGGTGGCGCCAGTGGCAGCGAGCACCTATACGACGCACCTAATGTCGGCGCTGTGGACTTCTACATCGACGGTGTAGACATCTACAGGCTGCAAGATTGGTGTGATAAGCACTGGCCATACTCTCTAGGCTACGGCGCACCTAAGGGCTTCGTACACCTCGGCATCCGCGCCGGCAGACCTCGCGTCAGGTGGGACTATTGAGGCAGTACGTCCTTGAGATCGAGTACACAATCGTCGTCGAGAGCGACGCAGAAGACCCTGTTGAAGTCAGTGATGACTTTGCAGCGCGTCTGACCGAACTAGCTCCCACCAATGACCACATCCTGGGCCTGTCGGTCCAGGTACTCCCTATCCCAGAACTGCGTGGACCATGCGATTGATGGCACCAATCTCGTTCCAAAGCGCAGCGCAAAGCAGCAGTTCCGTGAGCACATCTTCAACGCCTGGAACCACTGCTGTGCATACTGCAGCGCTCCTGCCGATACCCTAGATCACGTAAAACCTAGGCATAAGGGAGGTAGTACGGTCACAAACAACCTAGTGCCCGCCTGCCAATCTTGCAACCGCAGTAAGGGAAGTGAATACTGGCTTGATTGGTACATGCGCCAATCTACCTATAGCCACCTACGCATTAGTCGCATCCAGCAGTGGTTGGCCTAGGCTAAAGGCAGCAAGCAGTACGCCTTATGGCCGACGACATGGCGTGGTTGACCGGGGAGCTTAGTCTCCCCTCGCAGCTTCACCAAGAACTGGATCGCCGAGCTGCTGCCAAACTCAGTCGAGACGAGCTGTCGATTTTGGTGGATCGTCTAATCACAGAGTGGTATCGTCACACCAGTACCATCGACGCTCTGCTTGGTAAAGTTCGCCATCTGCAAGTCGAACTAGCCTTAAGCAGTGGTGTACAGGGTATCCCACCGCCATCGGCTGAGCATTACGAAATGGCTAAGCAGCTTGGTGCTCACCCCGATGACTAAGCAGCTTGGTACTCACCACGACGACTAAGCAGCTAGGTGCTAACCCAAAAAGCGGCGCAGTCCTTTGCGTGGGACCCGCCGCTTTGCTTTCCCTCGGGAAACCCGAGACTGCAAACACCCTTCACGAAGTGCCAGTGAATACACTGCTGGCACCGCGCCTTGCCCTCAGCAAGAACATAGGCATCCGCGTACAGCTGCTCTGCCTGCATAAGCGCCGTTTCTAGGTCTACAGCGCGTATGCTTACTTCAATCAACCCTTGCTTAGTCCGCAGGCGTAGCAGCCAACCCTCAGCTTGAGGGATCAGCACCATCTTACCTGAGTGGTATCGTAGCGAGGGCATCAGCTAGATCCTGGAGCGTACCGTTATTGGTAATATACCGCGAAAAATGTGGCCAACCATCCAAGCTACCTTCGGAAGAGTGGTCCGTACTACGCAACTGCCCAGGTCGTTCTACGTGCCACACCTCACCTCCAAGTTCCCTAATAAGTTCAGCCTCGTTAACAAACCTTACGTCATCCACAACTACCCGGTTGTAGTGGCGCACGCGGCGTTTCCATACGCGCAGCCACACATCAGGCGATACGCATGTACGCCCCCATTCTGTGCCTAAGGTTTGCTGCAGATGGCGTGACGTAACCCCCAAGGGCTCCACGCGCTCATGCTTGTCGCAATAAAGGATCCTCTCTACATCAAAATCGCTGTATCCCAACTCTTCAAGCAGAGGCGTAAGCATCAACTTTAGAGGCTCTGCGAACGGTACACGTACATACCCTTTATCGCTTAGGTACGTGCCGGTTGTGGTTTTTCCGCTTTGGGGAGCGGGAGAATAGAGTCCGATGATGTGCGTAGACATGGGCTGTAAGTTGACGAAGTGGACTAAGAAAAGGTAAAGCGCTGCTTATTGAAGACGCGCCTTACTCAAGTGAAAGCGCATCTTATTGTGAGCGCACTCCAGTCTCTGACGTACACGCTCCCTAGACACACCGTCTTCGGCAGCGATACTTGGCATAGAGCGCGGTTCACCTCCATTCAGCCCGTAACGACGACTGATTGTGTAAAGCTCCGCCTCGCTTAGGCAAGCTAGGCCTACGCGCAGCATTGCCGCTTTTTCGTCGCGCTCCATGCACTCTCGCTGCGCAGTAGCGCTTGATTCGTCAGCAATCAAATCAATCATGTTACTACCATCTTCTACAGCAGATGTGTCCAGACTGCAGTGATTGACGTTACGAGCCAGCAGCATACGAAGATGCTCAGGCTCTGCCTCTACGGCCTCCGCCATTTCCTGCAGAGAAGGCAATCTCCCGTGTTGCTGCATAAAGGTTTTCTGAAACTTTGTAGCCTTATACACAGTCTCTAAGCTGTGCTGCGGCACTCGAATCAACCGCTCCTTTGTGTCAATACCACGTGTTATGGCTTGACGCACCCACCAATAAGCGTAGGTGGAGAACTTGTAGCCCTTTGTACTGTCGAACAGTTCAACGGCTCGCGTAAGTCCAAAGGCACCCTCCTGCACCAAGTCCATAAGCTCTAGTCCCGTTCCGCTAAGGCGATGCGTGTACTGCTTAGCAAGATGCACCACTAAGCGCAAATTAGAGTTGATCAGGTCGCGCTTTGCTCTCTCTCCTCGCTTGATGACGCGCTTCTGGGCAGGTGTGGGATCATGTACGTCACGCAAAGCTTGCATCGCATCGACTTGGCGTGACAGCTCAATCTCTTGTGCGGGTGTGAGCAACGGATAGCGTGAAATCTCATTGAGATACGCTTTGACAGAATCGTGCATAATGCGCATCAAGGTAAGAACAGAATGAGATGGAAATCTATAGAGTAACAGTCACATCAAACACATAGCGGGGGCCGCTGCTGTGTGATGTATAGGTCTCGAAAGACACTCCACTAATGGTAAGTCCGGTGTTACGTGCAAACGCATTAGCGGTGTCGGCAAACACGCGAAGCAGTTCCTCTTTAGCCTGAATCGCTTCCTCAATGCTCATGACTGGTACGGAATAAAGTACAAGCAGTCCTCAACGCCCTCGATGTTGAGGTTGCGTACCCAACGGAGAGCTGTATTCTCCGGCTGGTCGCGGGACCTCGCACAACGGTCGCGTTCGGGACATTTAGGCGTTTCACCCATGCAGCGGGTGTAGTCAGTTGGTAGCATGTGTGTTCCTCCATTTCGGTGAGAGGCAGTCCGTTGCGGCCGGCAGCGGTGAGGCGGGTTAGGCGCGTGAGCCACCGCTACCGGCCAACCTCTTACCCTAAGCTCCCTTGGACTGTGGAGCTTCCGTTGTATCTTCCAGTCACCGTATAGCTGCGCTGGGGGATCCCTGCCATCTGGTGAAACACCATCTGGCCGATCTTCATGCCCGGCCATAGGGCGACCGGGTGCAGCTGGCGGCTGTTGACCAACTCAAGGGTCATTGCCCCGTGGAAACCTGGGTCTGCGTACCCAGCCATCAAGTGTTCGATCCCCTCGCGGGCGCGGCTCGACTTGAGCATGAACTGCGCGGCGATGTCGTCGGGCAGGTAGAAGGTCTCGATCGTGTGGGCCAGCACGAACTGGCCAGGCCGGAGCAGGTAGGGGTTCTGCTCCGTGTGCTGACGCAGCGGGTAGGGCACAAGCTCCAGGCCCTCGGCGGACTCGATCAGCAGCGTGCCGCCAAGGCGCACATCCAGCGACGCGGGGTTGACCAGCTCGGGATCAAAGGGCGTCACCATGCCGCCGTTGCAGCGTGCGGTGATCTGCCAGTCGGAGAGGATCACTGCTGCACCTCCTGCTGCGCCGAGGCAGAATGTTCAGCGACAGCGGCCGGCTCCCTGCCACCGGGCACAGCCGGTCCATCTGCCGCTTGGGCGAGGCCGGTGTAGAGCGCGTGCATGGGGTGGTCCGGGTTGTCGCGGCCATCGGCCAGGTAGAGCGCGTCGAGGTGATCTTGACGTGCCTGTTGTTCAGTTGGATTGCAGTCGGAACTGACCATAGGGACCTAAGGGGGTGCGGTGGAGCGGGGGTAGACGTGAGACAAGTTAGCACATTAGTCGCGTGGCGTCTAGGCTGCCAAGCAGCCACGCGGCAAAGCAGCTAAGCGACCAAGCACCTACGGAGCTAAGCGAGCCTTATGCAGGCGGTGCTTCTCGTACCAAGCGGCGATCTCCGGCGCCCACGTCTGCATGTGCGGCCACATCAGCTCACACAAGGCGCGGATCTCCTCCTGGGCGTCGAGCTTGGCGCGTAAATCCATGAAATGCAACAATGCTCGCAGCGAAAAGCTAACTACAAAATGCTGCCGGATGTCAAATGGCAGGATGCTACGGGCGTGCTCCTCGGCGAAGCCTTGATCTAGCAGTTCCTTGTAGCGAGTAGCGGCAATCAAGCAATGTCCCATGTCCAAGCTACGCGCTTGCTCAGTGTACTGATACCGCTTGCCTTGGCGGTCGCTGTAGGCACCAACCGGCCGCAGGTAAAACACCTCCTCAGGGTTCAGCTTGTACTCCGCCGCTTGGCAGATCCGCTGGCCGGTGTAACGCCCAGACTGCACATCAAAGCTCACGCCAACGCGATGCGTCCGCGCCTGTTGCATCACGCTATGTGGAAACCAGCCGACATTGAACGTGATCTGCGGATGCTCGGTGCAGTTACCACTCACAACCGGCTTGTTATTACGACGAACAAGCAGTGCGCCGGTAGACACAGTGGCGCAGTACACATACCCCCCGTACTGGACGAGCGCTTCAATTCCTTTGGTCCGGCCTTTCTGGTGTACTTCCTGCCTAGCCGTGCAATCCCTGGCACCACTTAGATGCAGGCGCCAGCATGGCTTGTGATTCTCGTGACCAACTCCGCTATTGCGGTTATTAAGACTTAACGAAGCCGGGATGTTATTAACAGCACAAGCCGCTTGAAGCACATCAAGGGAGCCCTTGGCGGTACTGTCCAATCCCCAGCCCTTGCCTTTCAGCGTGCCGTCACTGCTTTTAAGTCCATCCAGCAAGCAATCCAGTAATTGAGAGGGCAAGCTGATGATCCATTCCGGCAGCTGCTTCCCCTCGGCACTAGAAAAGTGCTTGTGAATCCATAAGGCAACTTCTTTCTCTCGAATGACATACCTATCCGCCGTCCTGACATCAAGATCAAAGCCCAGACTGGACAAGTAAGCAATTTTCCTGGCTCTGCGAAGGCGGAATCGCAGACACCTTGGTTTTTTGTTATTCGTCCGAAGTCCGTCACCATAGAAAAATCCGGCCAGCCTCAAGAGCGACGAGATATTAACGCCAGCCGGGACATCCTTTGGAATACCTCTCTGCTCATCAGCCAGAGTCCCGCCTGTCATGTATCGAACAGCTTTGCCAACAATCGACTCAGCGGTTTTGAACTCCCAAGGAGAATAGCCTTTCTTGCCCCTAAAGCTAACCACCATCCTGTGGTCTAGGGTAACTTTCAAGTTTAGCTTCCGAGTCTCGATGTAGTACAGCTTGTCGCCGTCCGCAATCGGAACTTTTTGGAGATAGCGAGGACACTCAAATACAATCTGCCCAGTGGCAATGTCCACAGCAGCAAGTCTGTGAGAAGAAGTGACATCCGGCCAAAGCTTCCAGCCCTCTGAAGTGAGAACTTCGGTATCACTGGAGTAACACCCGTAGTGGCCACGATCACCTGCCAGCAGGCGCTTGACCGCGATCCTACCCGCCGTGGTCTCATCGGGCCAATCGGCGCGATCGGCAACCACGAAGCCCTCACTGTAGTCCTGGTGCATTGCTGCATAGACGCATTGCTGCGGATTTGGTGTAGCAGCAATCAGCTCAACACGAAAAAATGGATCGTTCATAACATTTGATCAAGGTACATTTCAGCTTGCCAGCGATCTTCGCACGATCGGCAGATGCCATGTGCACAGACGCGGTGATAAATCATCCCGCGTTCATCCTGCAGCACCTCGATGGTGCCGCCGTCGCGCTTTATCCGGTCGATCAGCTCCGTCATGGCAGGATTCTGGACGCTACCCACAAGCTAAGCAGGCACACCACCACATAAGCTACGGCGAGGACGCCGAACTCGTTGAGGCTCATTCGCCCACCTCCGGCAGCGGCAGGGCGTGGGCGGGGGTCGGTCTCCTGCCGATCGGCGATCACCCGCAGCATGGATGCCCAGCCGTTGGCGTCGCTCCATGAGTCGAGGAACACCCTGCGGAGCTCCTTGTAGAGGGGGCGGTCAGTCATGATCCATCTTTCCGCTGGACAGTGGCAAGTAGTCCATGCCACAGCGGCAAGGTTTAACGTAGACGTTCCATGTGCCAGTGAACCGTGGCTCGACGGTGCAGCCATCGTGAAGCCACTGACCAAGAAGGCGACCAGCCTCGCGGCGATCGGTGCGGATGTAGTCCATAGCGCCAACGACCACACCGCAGCGACAGGTGGCGACAAAGCCGGTGGGTGGAGCATTGCGGGGATCAGCCATTATCCACCTCCTGCCCAGGCAGCGACAGATGGTCGGGTAAAGGCTGCCACCAAGCTGGATACATGGCCTCGCCTTCGCGATTGGTCCATTCACCTGTGATTCCCACGTCAAACCTTGGCCCGACCCAGCTCACGATCTCGATGGCGTCATAGTCGCTGGCCAGGATCTCTGTGCCGTCGCGTGGTGCGGTGTCGATGGGTTGCCAGGCCATTTGATCAACTTCCGGCAGCGGCGCCTGCCGCTCCAGCAGATCAGCAGCGCGGGTGATGGTTGGATCTGCGGTGCCGAGCGGATTCTGTGGGGCAAGCCTGCGGAGCTTTGCTACCAACTTCGCCACCTCCCCATCGGCTGGGGGTGCGGGCACAGCCGGTTCATCGGCCTCGCCCAGGGCGGCGCGGGCGCGGTTCATGGCGCCAACGATGTCGTCTCCTTTTAGCCAAGCGTCAACCAGCTCAGCGCACAAGGCGCGAAATGTGTCAGTCATTACAAGCCTCTTCGTCAAGGTCAACAATCGGAATGTCTTTCCATTCCACGCCAAACGCATTGCCTTCATGCCACTGATAACCGGCTTGAAGGACCAACTCACCATTGCGCCGTGCAAGGCGGAATTGGCAGGGCGAGTTGCTGCCAATGCGACAGAGACGAATAGGACCGTCGCCAATGTGCAAGAGATTAGAGTTGTCAGTCATTCGCCCACCTCCGGCAGCGGCAGGGCGTGGGCGGGAAGCCAAAACACCTCCGAACCAAAACGATCATCAGGCGCAGAAAGACGCCATTGGGCAGATTGCGTAACTGAGTAGCAGTTGACGAAACTGGGAGTCCCCCACCAGCATCTCCCCTCCGCATCGCAATCCTTCGGCCCCGGCGGCCGCTCGCTCACGGGCACCGGCACCAACGCCTGCCGTTGCAGCAGCTCGGCGGCGCGTGTAAGGCGGCTGACAGTGATGTGAGCCTCCATTTTGTCGCCGCGATGGATTGAGTAGATGTGCTCAGGATCTAATCCACGCATTTGCTGATAGCCAGCCAAAAAGTGCCGGATTTCAGCCACCAACTCCGCCACCTCCCCATCGGCTGGCAACAGCCTAGTTTGCGTCAAATTAGAAGTTCCCCAGCGGGCTAGGACGGCGCGGAGTCCTTGCAGGGTAACCTCGTCAGTGGTGCCTCCCTCTGCCTGGCACGCTGAGTAAAACGTCTGCAGCAGTGCTCGATCGTCCCCGGAATGTTCGGGGTCGATGTAACCCTCGGGTAGAGCCGCTGGGGGTATGGGCTCAGGCGGTTCACCTGCCAGGGCGGCGCGGGCGCGTGTAAGCAAATGGGCAGCGTGGATATAGTAAGATCCCGCATCGCCTTTGTCATCAATGCGTTCAGCCAGAGTTGCAGTCAGCTCAGCGCACAAGGCGCGAAAGTTGTTGGTCACTTGTCTAGCTCCTTGATGAGTTTCTTAAGGGCCTTGAACTCGCCCCAGGTCAGGCGAATAGTTTGATCGGCGTGAGTGCTCAGGTGGGCATCAAAGCCTTCGCCGTTGCGCCACAGGCTGACCTCAATGAAGTCGTGTGGCTTGGCGAAGTGATCGAAATGGCGTAGCTCTGCGAATGCGGCATTGAGCTTGTAGGTTTTGATGTCACTGCTCATTGGTGGTTCTCCACAACAGGGGCTTCAGAGATAAGGCGAAGCAGCAGGTCGCGTTGGCGCCGGCGGGAACCAGCCCGAGTAGTAGTAGCAGCATTAGCAGCCCAAGCAGAAGCAGCATTAGCAGCCCAAGCAGCAGCACGGGCAGCATCAGCATCAGCAGCAGCAGCAGCAGCATTAGCTGCCCAAGCAGCAGCAGCACGGGCAGCATCAGCAGCAGCCCAAACAGCATTATCAGCAGCCCAAGCAGGAGCCCAAGCATCATCATCAGCAGTATCCCAAGCAGCAGCCCAAGCATCATCATCAGCCCGAGCAGCCGCATCCCGAGCAGCAGCAGCAGCAGTCCACTCCTGCCCACTGGCAAGTAGGTCCATTCCTGCAATCACCGGATCAATAACTGCTTGGATTTCAGCAAGTTGTTCAGGCAGACTACGCAGCTCAGCAGCAAGGAACTGCCAGCTAACTTTGGTTAGATCCTTGCCGTCACAAGCGACAGCATCAGGTAATGCAGCAAAGAAAGCCTTGGCTTCATCAGCGGGCAGTGCCTCAAAAATGCCTTCAGCAATGCGCTGGAGAATTACAGGCAAACCATAAGTCACTTCGTTGATGGTTGGATCATCGCCTTTGGCAAGGCAGCCATTATAGCAACCATGCCTATTCTCTTCGTCCCAATAATCACCTTGAACGATAGAATCAGCAGCAACGTGTGTTGCGACTTCTTGGCGGAGTTTGTCAGTGTTCTTGGTGAGGATGGTCATTGGTGGTTCTCCAGTTCGGTGGCGATGGCGAGGAGTTGCCGACGAGTTTCTTCTCGCTGGTATTTCGTTGCGTTCATGTGGTTCCAGTCTTCGATGCTCCAAGCCTTTAGCGGATCAATCTCAGCCTCTACGGGCACCACCTGATCTGCAGCAGCACGCAGGGCGGCGGCGATGGCAGCCTCAAGCCCTGGGCACTCGTTCGGCGCTACGCATGGCTCGGCAGCATCCAACACCGCCTGCGCGGCGGGGCTCAGCTCAGCCATCGCTCTCCAGCTCCTGCAGCCGCTCAAGGGCGCGGCGGATGGTGTCAGAGCGTTGCTGCCATTCGGATTCGCTTAGCCCCTCGTCTGCCTGATCAAGCGCAGTCAGCGCCTGCTCCGCCAAGCTCGGCGGCTTGGGGCGCATGGCGGCGCGGATGCACACTGAGGCGATGTTGTATTGATGCTTCCACAGCCACTCACAGTCAGCCTTCAGCTGCTGATCAGCGCCCCATCGGGCGGCTTGGGTGCAAAGTTGGTCCTTGACGCTTGTCTCGATGTTTGGCATGGTGGCTTGCCACCACTCCCGCACCAGCTCCGGCGGTGGGGTGATCGGGTGTTGGTGCTGCTGGTCAAACGTACCCATAAAATACCTCTAAAAAACGTAACGTAAATCTCAACGCTTAGCTACTAAGGAACAAACCACATAGGCTGCTTAGTGGTTTCGACCCAAGTACGGTAGTCCGTTTTGGCAGCTTGCATAGCTTCTTGCTCAATCTCCTGCAGCTCATTCTCTCCAAACTCCTCCACAAGGATGGCACGCAACCGCTGCTTGTAAAGCTCTTCATACTTTTGCCGCTGCTCAATCGTCGTACCTCCATGAATACGACTATGCGCTTCCGTAGCAAACTTAAGCGCAATCCGCTTCTTGGTACTTACTCTGTGCAGCCAGTCAGTGTCCATAAGTACACCGCTGGCACGCTCCTTACTTTTCGCTTCTGTAAGCACCGCATTTAGCGTACCAATCGTTTCACACAACTCAGCATGAAACGCACTTAACTGCTCCTTATCCAACGCCTCAAGTTGGTCGAACTGGACATGGCGCGACAACGAATTACTGAAAAACGTAAGCATCAACTAAGTGGAATGAAGGTTGGGAGGTAAATGTGGGTCTTGTGTTGTTGCACTAAGACCCACGTGTAGCTCAGACGCTGGGCTTACGGCCACGCTTGGGCTCGTCGGGCAGCTTAGGCCCGGCAATGAGATAGCAGCCCGTTCCGTCCGGCTTACGGCGCACCGAGTATCGCACAGTCTCGGAGCGGGAGGTCATCGTACCTGCCACCTGGCTGATGGTGGTGGGACGGTAGCCCTTCTCAGGATCGAACTCGTCGTAGGCCACCTCAATGGCCTCGCCGATCTCCAGCGCTGCCAAGGCATTGCGCAGAGGCGTGGTCTTACTGGTGCGCGTGGCTCGCGCCGGCACAGCAGAAGCCGAAATCACATCGAATGTCATGGATGGTGCGTAACACGCTTGGAAGTCTACACCCTAAGCCGATCGTTGCAGCGTGTCAACCCTGTGTCTTTACACGGCCTTGCACTTGGTTCTGAATACCCTGCCTATGCAGTGCCTGGTCCTTAGCCGCAGCCAGCCCATAAGCAGCGCCGTCCGTACCACGCTGGAGTGCCCGGTAGACCATATCCCTAACCAACGCCGTTGTACGCACCCCCTTATCCGCTGCCAGCTTCTCCAGCAACGCAGCCCGGTGCGGATCCAACAGGATCTGGTAATGAATCTTGTTGCCGTGGATCTTGGTCATAAGTGGACAGGAG